GTCTTCAAACGTGACTTTTTTCTTGCTATTTTGATCAGGATAAAGATTAATGGTAGCGTTGCTATCAATGACATTACCTGCCAAACCTGGTGCAGCTGTCTCGCCAGCTTCGTGTGCGGATGTTGGTGCATCATCTTTCTTGAAATAAGAATCAATTACCTTTTCAATTGCTTCAAACTTCTCTGAATCCTTTTGCTCAACCCATCCAATGTTTGTCATAGGTGCATCGCATACGACGCAATCCTTTGACATAGCTTCTGATGTTGATGCAACTTCGTCTTGTTTGCACCAGAATACATTTTCTAGTGTGATGTCTGCAACCATTCCTTTAACAAAAGATGAACCGTCTATATTTTTTTCAATAGACATAAAATTAGCTAACTGGTTTGCTGGGGAATCAACTAATGACAATTCGTGAAGATCATAGTCGTGAATAACACGACGAGTTTCATTGTCCCCGTCAACTTTTTCCATCTTTGCATCATTGATGTTGCCACCAATAGAAAAACCTGAGTAAGTACCGTCTAAGCACTTCTCCCACGCATCTTGTGCACCTTTTGAAATATAAGCAGTCACATAAATTCCATTATAAGTTTTTTGTGTTTCTGGGTCAAAAAACGTATCTTCTTTAAAATTAAGCATTTTTCCTACGGCAACAGGACCGTGCATCTCCCGAATATTTTTTCTAAAATTGCCAAATGCTTTTCTGTTTGCTTCCTTAGTTACAATATCTCCATGGCGATCAACATTATCTAATGACGCCCAGCCCGAAACAGTTCTTTTTTCTTTATTAACTTTAGCAAAGGGCATTGAAATAACAAGTTTGTTATTTTTACTTTCAACAGTAGTTGTATTTAATTTATTCATAAACCAACACATCCTTTTTAGAAATTAAATATGTTGCAAGATTCATAATTTTTTCAATATTATCATCAAGCAAACCTAATGCCGTATTACATTTATGACAAAGAACTCCACGAAAACACTTTTCACAAACATTTTCATCTGAGCAAATTAAATGATCATGATCTAGTGCGAGTCTTTCTTTTGATCCGCAGGAATAGCATCCATTTTCTTTAAGCTCTACAACTTTTTCTACTGAAAAAGAAGATCTTCTTGCAGAATCATAATGAAATGTGCAATAACCTTTTTTTTCTGCTTTATTATTGCATTCATTTATAGAACAATTTGCTCCATAATAAGACCAAACTTTTTTTGCCTCTACAGGTCCAACAGAACCTGTTTCTCTAAATCTTTTATAATGCATATGGCAGTATAGGCTCTTCTCGCCATTTCTACGCTTGCTATTAGAGCAACCTTCAACTGAACAATTTGTAATATCCATATGTAAATAAATAATAGCAAGTTTTATAAATAAGTCATAATTTCGGTAAAAATTATTTTATAATTCCGCTATTGATTTGGATGACTTTTTTGACATCCGCCCCCTCTGGTTTATAGTTTTGTTCAACTGGGGTAGGAACCCCAGGATTGTGATCTTCTATGTTAGAGACATAAGGAGTTACTATGTGTGAGTCTGGAGTGACATTTGGGTTAGCCATAGAGTTGTGGGATGCCAGGCCTCCTGTTATAAAACCAACAATTGGATACATTAGATGGGCTATATCCCTCTGAAATCCCGTGGCTGCCCAGGCTGAAATTGCACCTACAAAGGCTATACCTAGCTGTTTAGCATCTGCAACACTGAACTTAAAATGGTGTTTTAGGCTCATAGTGATCCCTTTAATTCATCATATATAATTTGTGGCAGCGTACCTGTAACTTTAATTCCTTGCTTTGCCTCATACTTTACTAATGCCGCTTGTGTTTGTTTATTCATTATTCCAGTTACATAGTTACTTGGAAGCAGTCCCGCCTTTAACAGTGCTTTTTCTACAGCCATAACAGCATCACTTTTTTGCCCTAAATTAAAAGCTGTTGCACTAGTAGGAAAGGGTGGTGCTACAAATACTGTAGGTGATGGAGTGGGTGTTGGTGTTGTTCCCGAGGTTGTGATTGGAGTGCCATGTAAAGCTGCTGCAGCGCCTGCTGCGGCTGTTCCAGTAGCTGCTACACCTGCCGTAGCTTTTTTACTTGTAACACCCTTTGAAACAGGTTTTAGAGGCACTGGATACTTAGGTCTTACAATTGCCATAACATAAAGATATGGACGGTGTTCTCTGTAGCACCCTCCGCCATTTGCTGCTTCTTTTGTATTTTTATCAGTTGTATTGAAACCAATTGTTGTTAATCCATCTGCAGATGCAGCTTCAACAATTTCAACATGCTCTGCAACACCAGTACCCCATGAAAAGAAAACAAGGTCACCTGGTTGTGCTTGATATTTATTTACAACTAAACCTTGTCTTTGAAACCATGCAAGACCTGCAGGGCAATATGCAAAACCTTTTGGAGTTTGTGCTGCAACTAAAGATGAAAGTCCAACTTGTGCAAAGCACCAACTTATACCCATAGCACAATAACTTGCATTTGGAACCCCATACCAAATTCCATATGGGTTTTCATTTACTGGTCCTTCAACAAAACCTATTTGACTTCTAGCAACATTTAAAACGTCTAATGCTGTAGACATTTGTTATGCCTGTTGTCTTCCCTCACCTTTTGGAGCACGACCCGTGCCCATTTTATCAGGTGCATTTAGCACACGGTCTTGGCTTCTGGCTTTATTACCACTTGCATCTGATGCTGCATCTTGTGCTGCTTTAGGATTAATAACCAACACTGCATCACCGCCTTCAAGTGGAGCCATTCCACGACGTGCACGAACTTCGTTAGGAGTAATAACTTGATCCTTCAGATAACGGTCATCAATACGAGATTGAGTCTCTTCATCTGTAAGTGCAAGTTCGTTAAATTGAAGTTTGAACGCATCAGTAAATTCCTTGATAATTAAATTAATCTTAAACTCAAGTTCTTCTTGACGTGGACGACATACTTGCTCTTTAAATGTCTTGTCAGCATCTTTAGCATTAGCCAACGAAACGTTTGCAGGCATTCCAAGCTTTGATACTGGAACACGGTGAGACAAAAGAATACGATCTCTGTTTTCTACCGCATAGTTCCTAAACGAAGAATCTTGAATTCCCGCTTCAATTGGCTCCATGTTAAACTCAACACGACCTTGCTCGCCATCTGATGGAAGAGGGATATAAAGGGTTCTGTGATTTCTTCCTTTAAGCCCCGTCTGGAAGAACTCTAGCAACTTACGCTCTGATTCTGCTGTAAGCTTTGCTCCCTTTACGGTAATAATGTAACGAGGCACAGCTTTGTTTTCAAAGTAGTCCAAGTTAAATCGCTGTGCGAATTCATCACCAGCAACTGCATTCTTAGCAGACAAAACATCTGGAATTCCATAGTAGGTATTTGACGGAGTAAATACTTTAAAGTGAATTACTTCGTTTGGCTGGGGATCAGTACCTATCTGATCTGGGGTCTCGGTATCACCGAAGTTTCTAAAAAATGTGTAGCGGTTATAAACAACTTGAACAAATCCGTCACGGTGACGGCGAATACGCATTGTTGTTGTAGGAATATGACCAATGTAGCCAATCTTACCAGTTGATGTACGACCAACTTCAAGATAAGCATTTCCTGTTGATTCTAGGTCAATGAAGATCTTTTTCATTGTCTCTGTAAATGAATCATCAGAGTTAAGAGATTCTAGGAACTCCCGCATCTCTTCTTTAAGGCCTTCAAGCTTTGAACGCAACTTGTCAAGCTTTTTAGGCTGATCCATTACTTCTTCAATCTTTGCAGTTGTTGCCCATGTGTTTTCAAACTTATATCCAAGCCCGACAACGTTAGCAGCTTTAGCATTTACAGCAGAGTGATGATATGGGGAGATATCATAAAGCTGTGCCAAATACAGTACGTTGTAAGGAGGTTGAACAATCTGGAAAAGAGAATATCCTGTAAGGTCAAGCGGATCTAACTTCTTAGACTTTGCATCACCAACACCAGTAAATGACTTTTCCATTCTATTTACTTGACGACGGAAATTAGGACTTAGGCCATCTGCCTTCTTAATATCTGACCAAGTTGCATTAAACGGGTCACCAAAATCGTGTTCTATAGTGTGTGATGGGGCATCCAGCTTTACTGTGATCCCACCCTCATCTTCATCAATACTGTCATCAATTCTTAAATTAGCCATATTTTTATAAAGCTCTATCCAAGCTTCATCTCCCTCATCTCTTTCACATAATCCATCATAGCTGGAAGGTCATGCTCGTCTGGAACAAGCCCCATTTCCAATCTTTGCTTTTGCATTTCAAGCTCTTCATCTGTAACTGGTCTGTGACCAGACATAAATAATGGTGTTCCATCTTCTAGGCCGTAGTGCTTTGCTGCGTCTTTTAGCTTTTTGATCTGGCGAATATCGCCTTTTAGGGACGGGATACTCAAATATGCACCCTCTTCATCCATAACAACCTTACCATCTGGCATCTGCCAAACATAAAGGCCCCAATTAACTTCTTCTACGACGGTTGTACGCATCTTGCTCATATGCCAATAATACCACCTAAGTCTTAAAAACGGAACATATGGCTGCCAAAAATGAGTTATACGGTAATACTTATGGGATGAGGGTATGCCAGAACTGGTTGCCCACCGTTATATCCAGTCACAGTGCTTGAATATTCTCCAATTGTACCTATGCTGTCAGTATTAGATGATACTGTAACTTGTGCAACATTGCTAGACAGGAATTCTAGGTACCTTGTCTGTGCATCCCCTTGGGCAAATGCTGAAGGATATAGGCTTATATAGCCAAATGTGCCGTATGAGAAGGTCTGTAGTCTTTGATCCCCGCCCAAATATATCTGTGCGTTTGTTTGGTTTGGATATACGCAAACGAAATGATATGCCTCGCCCTGGCTTAATACACGACCTGCAGCTAAAGATACACCGTTTATAAATACATTTGAAAAACCATTTGAATAAACAATGTTTGTGGCGGGATCAATATATAGCTTTGCAGATAGACCTACTGTGTCCAATATCGTTTGAGCAATACTTGAGCTTACAGAATCATATCTAAACCAGAACTCTATCGTTTGATATGTGGCAGTTCCATTAACAGTATTAATTGTAGCCACAGAATTACTATTCTGAACTTGTGCCACCTTGATGCCAAAATTGCTTGTACGTGAAAGAATATTAAAGAAATTATTCTTAATTGAATAAGTGTCTCCAATGTAGCTGCCTTGTCTTGGCGCCAATACGAAAGCTCCCGCATCTGAGAAAATTTCTAGGTTCTTATAAAAATTAATCAAAACTTTATCTACTCTAGGTAACTGTAGGGATGAGGAATCTTGAACCGATAAGATAGCTCTGAATGTTATATCTGGATATGCTACTTGTGAATTATCTGCAAACTTTGTTACTGGATAGCCATTTGTTATTTGATTCCAAGTAGTGCCGTTGTCCATGGAGTACTGGAACACTACACTTTCATTTAAGCTTACTACAGAATTATCGGAAGTTCCAGTTTCCCAAGTTACTCTTGACCCAAATATCTTGTTAAGTTGAGAAGATAGAACTCCGTATGTCCATGTTCCAATCTGTGAAACTGCAAGACTGCTTATAAAAGGTATTGTTAGCATATCGTTTGATCCGTACAAAGAATATGTAGATGGATTAATGTATGAGTTCAATATTGAAACATTGCTTATGCTGCCCGATAATGGGAGAGTTGTTGCAGATGAATACTGATTACCAAAATAAAGATTTAAATTAGAATAAGTATAGCTTGGAAGATTGCCTGATACTGAGCTGCTACCCGATAAATAAATTGTTGCAA